TCGTAGGTTTCTGGAGTGATTCTTTCCATTCTTTCCATTTGGGTATTACTTCAAAAAGATCTAGCTCTTTTTTCTTGTGCATCTTTCGGTACTGTTCAGCACCTAGGTTATCTAAAAAATCACTAGTCACGTTGCCTCCAATCATCTGGTTTATCTCTTCCAAACCACTCATTAATATCATCTGCGCCATCAAATCCCGTTTTATAATTGGATGGATCGGGATCACCTAGTCCCATCCTATTCATAAAATCGTCAATGCTACCTTCTTGGATGTCCTGTGCTGCATGACGGCGTGCTTTATTCAACCAGTCTCTGGCAGTTGTATGTGCCTTAGCAAGTTTTTCCGCCCAGATCATATCCTCCAGTGGCACTTGCTCTTTATTAGCAATACACTGACAGATAGATTCCAGTCGGAGACGATATGCGGTAGATAGCATAAAGTTGAGTTCCTAACTGTATTATTTAGATTCTAACATAGATTCCAATTCATTCAAGCGAGTGAATTCATTGTATGCTTTCTCTGACCGTTCATTCAGGATAGTCAGAATGTCAGTAAGAATTACTTCGTTATCAACATACTCATCGAGGTACGTATCCAAAGCCTCTTTAAGATATCGATATCTATTCCACTCGGGGGAGTAGGGTTTATACATGATAAAAAGATACTATGGTCGTATTATATATCATGGCACGACTCATGGCAAGTTAAAATCTAGAGTAGATCCAACCTGTACAAATGTATTTGTCTTTGTCTCTAGGAGGAATTCCACGATGGACGTGAGACCAATCTGCAGGAAACAAAAGTAATTTACCAGTCTCAGGTTTTACAGATTCTCCATTGGCGAACTCAGTGTATCCACCGTGATCAATAGTATTGAGATACCAAATGTAAGTAAGAACTCTCACTGCAACTGCACCAGTATCTTCTCTAGTTACAACAAAGTCATGATGCCAAGTATATCCAACAGACTCTGGATTTGTCCTTTGAATTTGATACCCAGTATCAAAATAACTTTCAAAGTTTTGAGACGGAAGTGGATATTTTTTAGTGTGTTCTTCCGTGTATTGTTTTAGTGTGTTGTAAAAAACTTTATCTTCTTTTTGCCAATCAGGCCAACTTGATAGAGATAAGTCAATAGAGTCTTTGATGTCGGTTCTAACTTCTCCGCCACCAATTAGTCCTTGTTCTTTCCGTTCATCTCTTTCAAACTTCCATATGCAATGGTTACAAAACTGAGAACTAAGAGTGTTCTCATAGATATCAATAATCATACCACTTTACTAAATCCCTTCACCTTATCAAACTTAATTATACGATCAAACTTATCCATTAACTCATCTGTCTTATGTGAAATAACAAAGACATGTGCGTCCTGTATTACAAATTTGATAATAGTAGTAAAGAAATCAGTGCCAGCACCATCCAAGGAACTATCAAAAATCTCATCCAATATAAGAAGGTTAGTGCTGGCAGAGTTACGCATTTTTGCAATGTCTCTCCAAGTAAAAAGGAGAGACAAGTCTATTCTCATTTTTTCTCCCTCAGAGAAAGAATCATAACTGAAGTCTTCGTGAATTGGAGACCTAATTGATTCTTTGAACTCTTCATCCAGTGAGAAGTTAATGTAGAAGTCCATCATCTGTAGATATTTGTTTATCTGCTGATTCATTAAAGGCAGATACTTTTTGATGATCTTGGACTTAACTCCACCATCCTTCATCAAGGAATGAGCAAAGTCTAGGTAAGATACTTCTTCTCTCTGAGAGGATCTTTCTTTTTCAGTTTTGTCTAAATCCTCCTTGAGGTTTTTAAGGGTCTCTCGTTCAGTATTTCTGTTTGATACTTGATCGGCAACGTCTTGAATTTCCTTTCTAAGATTCTTGATTTGTTTGTTAATCCCAGAAATTCTAACATTGTTTGTTGAAATGTCATTGTTGAGTCTGTTAATCTCCGAAGAACAATTTGTGAATTCGATATCTTTTTCTTGTTCTACATTGATTGCAGCCTCCAGTTCTTTGTACCCTTCATTTAGTTCTTTAGATTTCTCCTGAATGTCTACAATTTTATCTAGGCGAAATTGTTCTTCTAAAGGTTGGGTGCAGGTAGGGCAAACCGTATTGTCTTCAAAAAACTTATGTTCTTCTACAATGTTTTGTATCTTTTGTTCTAGTTTTACTTTAATTGTATTGAGTTTCTTAAGAGTTTTTTTAGTATTATTAAGATTCTCTAACTTTGGTTGCAACTCATCCATAATCTTCAAAGTCTTTTCATCATTTTCATCCATGATGACATCAACTTCTTTGTGAAGATTTTCTACTTGTTTCTCTTTTCTATCAATTCTTTCTTTACCAGACTTCTCAATATCTCTAATAAAACTTTCTTGCATTTCAATCTTGTCTTCGATCATATCTTTTCGGATCGAAGCTTCACGAATAACTTCATTACAAGAACGAACTCTATCCTTAAGGATTCCATTCATTGTAGAAAAGATTTTAATATCCAGAAGATCTTCCACAATGTCTCTACGATTCGCAGATGTCAACTGCATGAAGGGGACAAATGTGGCAGATCCAAGAATGACAGTCTGAGTAAAAGACTTATAGTTTAGTTTGAGAATACCCTCTTCAAGTTTTTTCTGTTGATCAGCCTGAGCTGCATCCTGATTTTGAACCTTACCGTCTATCCAGATCTCAAAAACGTTTGGTTTGATTCCACGAATTACCTTATACTCTCGGGATCCGATAGAGAATTCAATCTCTACTAGGCAATCTTTTTCATTGACCGAATTTACAAGTTGAGGTTTGTTGATCTTACGGAATGGTTTGTTATACAAAACAAAGGTAAGAGCGTCCAAAATGGTACTCTTACCCGAACCATTTGATCCCATGATCAAATTAGTGTTTGACTTTTGAAAATCAACCTCGGTAAAATTATTCCCCGTGCTCAGGAAGTTCTTCCAACGAATCGTCTTGAAAAGAATCATAATGAGGTATAACTAACTCGTTTGGACTTATAATCGAATACCTATAATTATACTTGTTACACATGGATATTGCAAGTTCGGAATCTACTTCCACTACATCCATTTCTGGAAAATCATCTGCTTCCAACTGCATGGCATAACGTTCTGCATCATCCTCTTCCTGGAAGAAAAAGAGGGTCTTATCGCCGTAGTCATCTTCTACAGCGTATGCACCTTCTTCTTCTTGACCAGAAATTGTGAGGATATACATCATTCGACCTCGCAAGCTTGTTGATAGACTTCCCTCAGAAGTTGTTTTACTCGTTCTTTGTTCAGATCAAAATCCGAGTCTTCAACATATTTATTGAGAATTGTTATCGTGTCTTCAATCTTCTCACCATCAAAATCAACATCGTCATCGTTGACTTCAAAATTTTCTACTATCTTAAGATCATGAATACCCGACTTGTAAACCTTGTCGATAAACTTATCGAACATTAACGGATCGGACTTCTTTCTTACCACTACCTTTACGATTTTGTCTTTAAGATTTCTAGTATCAAAAAGTTTTGCATTCTGATCTTCGTAATAGATTCTTTCAAAGATAGTGTATGGATTCTGAACAAACTCTAAACTAAAATCTTCAGTGTCAAAGAAGTTGAATCCTCTCTTATCATCCACATCATTCCAGAACAACTGATAGGGATTACCGATATAAAAGATCTTTCCGTCATTTGATCTGGTGTGATAATGACCAGAACAAGTGATTCTGAACTTTTGGAACATGTCTACACTCATACCATGTTGTTGAACATGCCCAGGATATGTAGAAAATCCATTGAGTTCTAGGTGACCAAATGCAGCCTTTGCTTTGGTTTTCGCGATTTTTTCTTGCGTCTCTTCAAAATTTTCTTGAGAGATCCAAGGAACCATGAACGCTTTGAATCCGTCAATGTTATACTCACCAGGACCAGAGATGGGAATAACATTATCGTATTCGGACAGAAGAGAATCAATCGAGTTGACCTCATTCGTGTTTTTATAATATGCATCATGATTACCAACTAATTGGTAAACAGTGACACCCAGATCTTTGAATCTGTCATATACATTTTCTTTTGCCCAGTTGAGACACCAAAAGTCAACAGACTTTCTACTATCAAATGCATCACCAAGATGAATACAGTTTTTGATATTACGTTTCTCTAGTTCTGGAAAAAAGATGTCTTCATAAAATTTTCTAAAATACTCATGGAAGTTTTTACTTCCTTTACGTCCACCGTAATGAGTATCAGTGATCAGTGCAATAGAACTCATTGATACATCTTTGTTTGAATAGCATCCTTAATAGAATTATACTCTGCAGAATTATAATTGTCACCATCTACTGTGAACACTTCGTCGTAACCAGACCTCTCAATGATTTTGGTACGGATCTCCATTTGTTTTTTCTCCTTCTGGATTCTACGGAGAAACGCATAATGAATGATCTGCGTAAAGTAAGCAAAAGGATTCGAGGATTTCTCAGGATTAAAATTATGAATGTACTGAACGCAATTTTCGATTCCATCACAGATCATGTCCTCACGGAACATATAATTGACAAAGTTTGGTTTGTAAGACAGGTGGGTAGCGATCTTCAAGAAACACTCACCAAGGTAATTAGTAATACGTGGTTTCGGTTCACCTTTCTCTGCAGCCTCTGCAACATCGTTCTTATACTTAACGATTGCTTCTAGAAACTCTTTGTTATTAACGTAATGTTCTGATCTCTTGCGTTTTTGCATCTCATGGGTCCTTTGTTAATGTTTAGATTGTAACACAAAGTCGAGCTGTTGACAACACCCTAAGATATTGTGTACAATGACTCTGTGGAGTTTCAAAGATCAGCTTTCTTTTTATAAAGCTTTTCAAACATTATTCTTGCTTCGGATACTTTTGAAACATATCCAACAACTTCAGTGGTATCTTGAGCCCCTTCAGTTGGACTCTTTTTATCCTTTTGTCTGATGAACTTGTGGTACATCTGAATAGACTCTTGACTTTTCACTTCACTGATAGTCATTACTCTATCCATATTTAAAAGAAAACAGTCATCATCAGCAAACTTCAACCAAGGATCAATCTTATATCCTTGTACACCTCTTGAAGCAATAGTTATAACTTCTATCGTCACTGGATTATGAAGAACCAACATGGTTCTGTCTTCATGTTCCTCTGGAGAAACGATTGCAAATATCTCTTCTCCAGATATTAGTTTTATGACTGCATAGAAATCTTCTTCCATATTATTCTTTTAGATTTACTTGGATGAATTCATAATTGAATTGTTCTTCGTTGTATATTTTTACTCTTTCAATTAAGTGATTAAGAGTATAGTTTTTTCTATTCTGTTTTGTACAATCGTCAGCAATATCATATAAAACTGCTTGATTCTTACCATTTCCTTTTCTTAGAACCCTACCGATAGATTGTAGATTCCTGATTCTAGATTTGGATGGTGATGCAAAGATCACATTATGTAAGTTTTTAATATTAATTCCAGTTGAGAAAGTTCCGTAAGAGGCAACAATAATTGCATTATTTTCTTTTTCAGTAATCTCTCTTACAAGTTCTCTTTCTTCTGCATTCACTCCTCCGTGAACATAGAATACTTTTCTTCCTTTCTCCGCAGAACTATTTATCGCTTCGTAAAGAGGGAGTCCATGTGATTCAACCCTAGCAAATAATACTAAGGTATTTCCTTTTAGATCTAGTGCAAGATTCTTTACAAAGTTATTTCTTTTTTCATGTCCAATAATAAATTGAACTTCATCTTCAAATGTTTCAAACACTTGAGGATTGTGTCTCATGATAAGGATTTTAATTTGTAACTTAGACAAATGTCCTTTATCAATAAGTTCTTTTGTTTGAGTAACTTTATAAGATGGACCAAACAGTCCTTCCAATACCCACTTATGTGTTTGTGTTCCGTCTAGAGTTCCAGTAAAACCATATCTATACTTTGCATCTGCAAGTTTAGTCATGATACCCACTAAAGATTTTGATTTAAACTGGTGGGCCTCATCACCAATTACTACATCAAAACCATCAAAAAACTTTCTAGGTAGTTTGTAGATAGACTGCCAAGTAGTAATGACAACAGGGAACTCATTCGTCTTCTCACGTCCACTGTAGATGCGGTGGCAGAAGTCTTCAGCGTTCCAACCATAGTCCTCAAAGTCTTTATACATTTGTTCGACCAGGGACGTTGTAGGGACCACTAGGAGGATCTTTTTATTTCTCTCTGCAAAATACCTAACAACAGAATAAATCATCAAAGATTTGCCTGATGCAGTTGGTGAAATAAGTAGTTTGCGATTATACTTTAGTGCATCATATACTGCTTCAATTTGATAGTCTCTTGGTTTATACTTGGAGATTCTTGTCATGTAGTCTTTTACACCTTCATATGAGATCATCTCATTTTCTTCAAAAGGTGTTCCGTAGAATTTATTATCTTCAAACTCTACTTGGTAATCCCACTTGTTTGCCCATGAAACTACTTTATCTAAAAGTCCAACGTAGATCTCTCCAGTATGTGGGGAGAATAGTCGAATCTTTCCATCCCAATACTTACTCCGATACTGGGGCATAAACTTTGCACCTGGTACATCAAAAGTAAAGTGTTCAGAAAGTTCTTGAAATACGTGTGGTTCTGCCTTTAACTTTAGAAATACTTCGTTCTTTTTTCCAATTACAATATCAGTCATATCCTCTAATAAACTTTTGCCACTCAATCGCATTTTTAAGCTGATATGTTCTATTTAAGATAGTTTT